AGCATGGCTGGGATGACGGGATTGAACTACCCGAGTCTGGAATGGCTCTGTAAGCTGTATTCAGCCAAGGATCCTGTTGCCATTTTTGAAGGCATACAGGTGATGGAAATGGCAGCTTTAGCCATCCTGAACGCAAGCCGCAAATGAGCCAGACCACTGAACTGCTGCTGAGGATCCGGCAACAAGGCGGTCAGGAACTTGTCAAGCTGCAAGGCAGTTTGAAGAACCTTGGCCAGCAGACTTCTGCTACCAATGTCAATTTCAAAGAGTTAGCGCAGGAACTAAAAAAGGTTCAGGCGACTTCAACGCAAAGCATTAACAACCTGAAGGGTTATGCAAATGCTTGGAAAGAGATTGCCAATAGTGTTGACGTTACTTCTGATGAATTCCGCATTGCACGCGCTGAATCGACTGCTCTTGAGGCACGTCTAAAAACTTTTCAAGGTTCACAAACTGCTGTAGCCAATAATTTCAGAAATATTGCAAGCGCTGCGAATCAGGCCGCAGCGGCAATGCGGACCACTACCGGTTTGATGCGTGACCCTTTGACGGGTGCGTATCGCGGTACTGCAGGTAGAACTCAATACGATGCGCCGATTGGACCAGCGCTGCCTCCTGACGTTGCTGGCCGTATTGCTCAGCAGCAACGAGAAGCAGCATCGCAAGCAGCGCGTGATGCTAGGCGTCGCATCAAGATGCAGGAACGTGCGCAATACATGGGTGCCGAAATTGGAGCACGTGATCCACGTACCGGTGCTTTGATTGCTGGTCCTTTTAGGGAAGCCTCTCCCTATTTCCAAATGGGACGGCAATATGCTGCTCCAATTGGACCCATGCCTGCCGCAGCAAGGCGTGGTTTGCCATTTGGACGCATTGCACGCACTGGTGGCGCAATCGCTGCTGCAGGCATTTTTGGTGGTCCTGAAGGCGCGTTGGGTGCTGGCATTGGCAGCATTTTTGGTGGTCCTGCTGGCGCCGCAATTGGCGGCGCTGTTGGCGCACAAATATCAATGTTGCGCAAAGCGATTGGAGATACTGGAACCTATCTTGCCGAAATCAAGAAATTAAATATTGCACTTGCTGGTGTTAGCAAGAGCCAGAAAGACTTTAACGACAACATTGAAAACATTTCAAAACTCAGCAAGCAATTTCTAATTCCTCTAAAGGACACCACTCAGCAATACACAAAGCTTCAAGCTAGTGTTGCTGGCGCTGGCATGACCAGCCAAGAAACGGAAAAGGTTTTCAAAGGCATTGCAGCTGCAGTTACAGCGACTGGAGGCAGCACTGAAGACCTTAATTCTGCACTGCGGGCGACTTCTCAGGTATTTAGTAAAGGCAAGGTATCGGCTGAAGAACTTCGCCAACAAATTGGTGAGCGCTTACCGGGCGCATTCACGATCTTTGCTGATTCAATTGGCAAGACGCCTCAAGAACTCGACAAAGCACTGGAAAACGGCGAAGTCACACTTGAGGACTTCATTAAATTCTCGGAAGAACTCTTCAAGCGATATGGAAACACGGCAAATTTAATTGCTGAGGCACCAGAAAATGCAGGCAAACGCTTGCAAATGGCCTTGGACAATATTGCGGTTCAAATTGGCCGCTTTGCCGGACCTATCGGCGCTGGCTTCCAAGCAATTGCAACAAGCATTGTTGAAGGTTTGACACCAGCATTTGAAGCTTTTGCCAATTTGCTTGACCTTCCAAAGGTTGCAGCAAAAGAACGTTTGGCTCAAATCAAGCGCCAAATACCGCAAAAAGAATTAGATATTCAAACCTATCGCGGCATGGCACAACTGCTTGGTGCTAGCGGCGGGATGTTCAATATTCAGGCCGATGTAGCAGAAATGTCTCTCAAACAACTGAGAGGCGAACAGGCAACGCTGGAAGGCGTCGTCAAGGGAATTGGCAAAGGACTGGGAGACAATGTTTACAAGCCGGGTGGAGCGCTTGATAAAGGTGGCAAAAAGAAAAAAGAAATTAAAGACATTACAGAGTCCGAACTTTTCTTGTACAACAAAATTGAAGACGCGCTTGATTCAGGCAATCAGCTTCAGGCTGAATTTTTACAATCTTCCTTAAAACTGCTTCAAGTTCAACAGCAACTTGACAAAGGCGAAATCAAGGCCAACAACGCAGCCAAGGAACGTCGTCAAGCGCAGGGTCAAATTTATAGGGCAATCGAGGCTCAACGTGAGTCAATGAATGCTGTAAGTCAGCAATATGTTGATCAAAAAGAAAGTGTTAAAGAGCAAATGCAGGCGCTGGAAATTCAATATGGGTTGACGACACAAAAGCAAGCAGAGGAGATTGCTTTTGAGCAACAGATGGATGACCTGCGCAAAGCGGCAAAATTCACCACATTGGCTAAGGACGTTGAGGAACTAATCGCAAAACTACGGAATGCCCGCCAAGCAGCAGAAAGTTTTGGCAATCAAATTTCCAAGTCTTTTGCTGAAACTGTTAAACAGTCTGGTGAATTGGCTCAAAACTTAGGTGCGACTCTTGGCAATGCTTTCTTGGGTCTAGGCGATCAGCTGGCTGATTTTGTCACCACCGGCAAAATGCAATTCGCAGATTTTGCGCGTTCAATACTGAATGATCTTGCAAAGATCTTCATCAAATTTGCAATGTTCCAAGCATTGAAGGCAATTGTTCCAAGTGGCAGTGCGTTTGGAAAATTCCTTGGTTTCGCCGATGGCGGCATCATGACCTCCAATGGATCGATGCCTTTAAGGCGCTACGCAAACGGTGGAATTGCTACTAGTCCTCAGATAGCCATGTTTGGCGAAGGCAGCCGTCCTGAGGCTTACGTGCCGCTGCCTGATGGCCGCAGCATCCCTGTCACCATGCGTGGTGGTGGTGAAATGGGCAACATTGTGGTCAACGTTGATGCCGCTGGTAGTGCAGTACAAGGCAACCAGCCTGATGCCAATAAACTGGGTGAAGCACTTGGCATGGCAGTGCGTCAGGAACTTATTCGCCAGAAGCGTCCCGGAGGCTTGCTCTCGTAATGGCTACCTTTGACGATTCCACTGTTGGCACCAGCACTGGCGGAACAACGCCTGATTTTGGTGCAGTCAAAAAATCAGATCCAAAGACTCGCGTCGTTCAGTTTGGTGATGGATACCAGCAGCGTTTGATGTATGGCATTCCGTCTCACATGAACCCCAAAATTTGGGATTTGACATGGACTGCAAAAACAAATTCGGATGCGGATGCAATAGAGGCGTTTTTTGATGCTCGCGCTACTGATGCGGCAAGTTTTGATTGGACGCCAATTGACGAGTCAACTGCTTACAAGTGGATCTGCAAGACATGGCAGCGTGAACATCAATACGCAAACATCAACCGTATAACGGCAACGTTTGAGCAGGTGTTTGAACCGTAATGGCAGTCCCTGTTTCTGAACTACAGAAGATCAACCCAAGCAGCATTATTGAACTGTTTGAGTTGGAACTATTCGCCAATATCCACGGCAGCGCCTTCACCTATCGCTTCCACGCTGGCACTAATGCATTAACGACCAACGGTGACATCGTTTGGGACAGCAATACCTACAGCAAGTTGCCCATTGAGGCTGAGGGATTTGAGTACAACGCCGAAAGCGGCAGCCTGCCCCGTCCGACAATCCGCGTTGCCAACTTGCTCGGCAGCATCACAGCAATTCTGCTTGATGTAAACACCACCACGGCAGGCAATGATCTGACTGGCGCCAAGCTGACTCGCATTCGCACATTGGTGCGTTACATCGACGGTGCAAATTTCACTGGCGGCACCAATCCTTACGGCACCCCAGACACCACCGCCAAGCTGCCTTCTGAAATTTATTACGTCGCCCGTAAGGTCACAGAAACTAGAGACCTTGTTGAGTTTGAACTTGCTGCAGCTTTTGACCTTGCTGGTGTTCGCGCCCCTAAGCGTCAATGCAGCGCCAACCTTTGTCCTTGGATTTACAAAGGCTCAGAGTGCGGCTACAGCGGCAGCAGCTATTTCGACGAAAACGACAAAGCGGTGACGGCTTCTGCCGACGACAAATGCGGCAAGCGTTTAACCAGCTGCCAAGCACGTTTTGGATCTACTGCTGAATTGCCTTTTGGTGGCTACCCCGGCATCGGAGCATTTAACGGATGAACCCGACCGCTAAGGCAGCAGCACTGGAACACGCCAAGGAGGAAGATCCACGCGAAGCCTGCGGTTTGTTGGTGGTCATCAAGGGTCGCAAGCGTTATGTCCCATGCCGAAATCTGGCAGAGGGCAATGAGTTTTTCATTCTTGACCCTGTTGACTACGCCGCCGCTGAAGACAAGGGCGAGGTTGTTGGCGTGGTGCATAGCCACCCAGTCACGCCACCGATCCCAAGTGAGGCTGACAAGGTTGCTTGCGAGAAATCGGGTTTGCCTTGGTACATCGTCAACCCCAAGACGGAGCAATGGGGTCAGGTGTCGCCTGAAGGCTACAAAGCACCGTTAATCGGGCGGTCATGGGTTTGGGGCGTCAGCGATTGCTGGACGCTGGTCCGCGACTGGTACGGCGAGCAAGGAATTGAATTGCCCGACTGGGATCGCCCGACGACTCCAGAAGAGTTCAACCAAAACCCAATGTTTGATGATTGTTGGCGTGAGGCTGGCTTTTACGAGGTGGACATTGCCGAAATGCAGGCTGGCGACGCCATGTTGATGGCGATTGACTCCAACAAACTGAATCACGTCGGCGTCTACATCGGTGACCAGCTGGTG